TTTTTGACTAAATCCTTCCGGTAATGGTGCAGTTTCTTTTTCTTTGTTAAATAATTCTATACCTTTTTCAAATATATTTTGTTCGTTAAATAGATATCGTTCTTCATCTATTATGTAATCTTTGTTTAATCTTTGTTTCTTTAATTTTTTTTCTATTTTGTTTATTCTTTTTAATATTCTTTTAGATAATGGATTAGGTATGTTATATTTATCTGCTAGTCTTTCGTAAGCATCTTTCATACCATCAGTAACACCAAATGGATTAAATTTATTTCGTTTAATTGCTTTGTACAATGGCATCATACCCCTGTCGTCAAAAATCTGTCTAATTTCTTTTTCTTTCATACCTAAAAGTTTAGCAGCATCATATTGTCTTCTCATTACTTCAAACGTTTCTAACCTTTGTTTGTTTGCAAATATAAACTGTCTTATAATTAAGTTGTCATCTTTTACAGGGTCTCCTGTTAGTGTGCCCGCATAGATTAAACCCCTTTCATTTCTTTCAGCTTTTCTAAACTGACCAATCATTATTTCCATAGATCTAGGTATATCTACAGGTGCTTTTCTTAATCCAATTAAACCCAACAACTCATCTGATACTTCATACTCCGTACCTTTAATTGTTTTACCAGTGATAGAACTATACAATCTTTCAAGTTGAACTGCAGAACCTGGTGTATATAATTTAGTTAAATGTCCAATGGCTTTAGCTACTTTTGTACCTGTCCCATCTCTTTCATTCCATATTTTTTGACCTTGTTTGGTTACACCTTTTCTAAAATATAAATCTGCTACACCACTAATCCAAATAGATTCTGATACAAATGGATCAGCTAACTGTGCAAATGCTTTTGTTAAACCTATTGCAAGACTAGGTATTACAGCTTCGTCTTCTCTTCTATTCATTTCTGTAAACGCAGTTTGAACCGGTGCTGTTACTACATCATAGAAAAATGCTCTGCTAAAATCTATGTATTTATATTTACCATCTTCATACACTGGTAAAAGTGTGGAGTTTTCTGAAAAGTATGGTACGAATTCTCTTAACGCCATAAGTTTTTCTTTAGTAAATCCATACGCTTGACTTGTTCCCCACACAGCTGCAGGTCCTAGGGTACCTATTGTTACTGCAAATCCAGCAGCTCTTTCATAACCTATCCTAGCTAAAATTGGGTTTTGTATTTCTTTTTTAGCACCAGACATTATATTTCCTGATGTTCTAATAATTTCTGCAGGCCATGATACGAAATTACCAAGCGGCGATCTTCTTGAAGCTTGCACTAATTCTGATACGTATGCATAGTTCGGTAACATTTCTCTAACATTTTTAGTTGCCATCTTCATTATTTCTAATCTACTAGGCATTGTCATACCTAGTTTTTTAAGTTTACCACTTTTTAATGCTGACTCATATGCTCTAGCTATTTTAAAATCTTCTGCTAAAAAATTAAATATTTTCCATATGTCATCTTCTGCAATGTACATATCTTGTGCACCTTTTAAAAATCTTTTAGTTCTTCTACCTAATTTATCCCACATTTTTTGTAAAAAACCTGTTTTAGCTGTGTCTTCAATTAAACCCATTACGTCTCTATAAATAGCACTTTGGTTTACCATGCCTTCTTCTAATAAAAATCTATACAAAGATTGACCACCTTCACCTTTTAATGCATCTGCAAATTGAGATTCATTTACGTATTTATCTATACTTTTTGCACCAGGTTTATTTCTATAAAGTATTTGTGGTTGCAAAGTATTAAATGCAGTTTTTAAAGTTTGTAATATAAAACCAGGGTTTGTTGCTAACAAAGAAATATTACCCATAGATACAGTTGTTACTGCGCCTGATGAAAAGTTTCTAGCATGAGTAAATGGACCACCAACTGTTTTACCAGCTTGAATTAAACCTTTAGGTACCATAACCGCGTATTGATAAATAATATTTTTAACATCAAAAATAGTGTTAGCTGCACCTTTTCTTAAACCATCAGCTATAACTTTTGTTGTAAACATTCCATTTATTGGAACTGTGTAAGCTTGCTCACCTAATTTTTGTGGTAGTTGTAAACCTCTTGATGCATTAACAATCTCTGCGTCTAATCCAAATGCTTTTCTAGCTGAGTTGTACGTAGGATAAACAATACCTATTTCTCCTTTTTTAATTAAATCATCTGATCCTTGTTTAATTACATTATAAAATCTATCTCTTGATGCTATCTCTGCAAGGTCCGTGGTCACATTAGCTATAATAGAATTAGCATTTTTAAACTCACCAAACAAACTTTTAAATGCAGCAAGATCTGATTTAGTTTGTATCAACCCGCCTTTTTTATCTGGTTTAAATTTACCACCGCCAGTTATATTTTCGGCTATGTTTTTTGTAATTAATGCTTTGTCTTTTGCAATGTCTGATGCTTCAAATCTAAAAATAGGACTAAATGTTTGTGAATCTAGTTCAACGTTTTTAACAATATCTTGTACAATTAATTGTGCGTCTTCTTTTTTTAATGTTTTACCATTCGCTTTGGCGCTTCTAACAAATATATCTGCAACCTCGTTTATTACACTGTTAGATGGTGCATATTCTTTTATAGGTTTTAAACTTTTTTCACCAAAAATTTTATATTCAGAACTTAGACTACTTTTAATTCTTTCATTCATCAATGCTACAAATTCTTTTGGTGCAACGTTTAAATTTTTACCTTTTAATACTGCATTAAGAAACTGAGCCCATGATGTGTGTACGTTCATTAACTCATCAATTAATTTTGTTGCATCTCCAGGTTTTACATTTAATTTTTTAGTTATGTCAGTCCAAAAAGTATCTAGGGCTGCATCATCAAAACCTTTGACAACCACCCTACCATTTTTAATACCTAGATTACCTCTGTTGATTAATTTTACAATTAAATCAGATAATTCAGTAGTCATACCAGAAGTATTAGCTGCTGACTGTGAGTACTTAGATATTTGTTTTGTAATCTCGTCTATGTTTTTAAGATAGTCTGTTGACAATAAATTAGCAGAAGATTTTTTACCTTCTAATCTTTGCATTCCTTGAAACTGTTCTTCAGAAAAAGGTCCTCTAGATCTTAATGGTCTTGCAAAATATTTTTCTATAAACTTATCAAACTTTGTTGCTTGTCCTGCTCTTTTAACGTTTGCATCTAGTATACTTTTAGCAACTTTACCTGCACCTACTACAGCAGGTATGATTGGAAAACCCATTTCACCTGAAAATTTTAATTTGTTATACAACATTCTCATAGCGTCATCTTTAGCGGTTCGTCTGCCATCTCTATCTAATGCTGTAAGTTCACCTTCGTCAAAAAATATATCACCAAACGTACCTATATTTTCTGCATCGTAAACCACACCACCTGTAACACCACCACCAACAAACAGTCCTACAAATTTTTGTTTGCCTGAAAGTTTATTCCATTTTTCTACTTCTTTAGCTAGTTTGTAACCATCTTTGTTACCAGCTGTTCTTAAATATTTTTTCTTTTTTATTGCAGATGTAGCTTTGTTATACATTTCAAAAGCTTTGTCAGTTACCTTAGCACCAGCAGATCCAACTACTTTCCAACCACCGTATAGTTGTACTAATGATTCTGTTATTCTACCAATCGCTCTTTCTTTAGCTTTACTATCTAATTCTTTTTCAATCATACCAAACATAGTTTTGTCCCACCAGTTTTCTAACTGTGCAACTTTACTTTGTTCTACAGGAATTCCTTCTTCACCAAAATAATCCATGACCATTGCTCCAAGATTTACAAATCCTTTTGGTATTTTAATTGCACCAGAACCAACACCAGATATAATAGATTCTGTTATACCTACTTCGTTTTCAAACGGTATACCAGCTGACTCAGTATATATAAAACCACCAGATCCTGGTTGTTCTGATGTAAATTTAAACGGTTGTTCTTCATCAGTTTCACCTGCCTCACTGGCAAGTGTTTTGTATTTACCTTTTTTAAAAAATTTCTTTTGATTTTCGTTTAGTTTATCGTCTTCAGGATAAATTGTATTACCTGTAGAAAAATCATACTTAACACCTTCCATGATACCACGCATACTTTCCATTTCTTTACGAAAGTATTCTTTGTTTTCTGCATCAGAAAATTTTCTAGTATCTCTGTATTCTGGATCTTCTTTTAATTTTTCATCGATGAATGCGTCTTCACCATGTTTTTTTTTAAATTGATGTTCTCTTAGTGTTTTAAAAGCAGTGTCAAACGCATTTGATATATTACTTTTTTTACGAATAAAAGCTTCGTTTTTTTCTGCTTCTTCTTCAAAAGTTAATACAGAATCAACAGCTTCTTTGACTTCTTTCTTTTTATCCTCTTGATCTTCTTCGACAAGTTTACGAGGGTCAAATCCAAATACCATTTAGCCTCCTAGTCTGTTGAAATTGTTTCCGATATGTAATCTGTGTATGGAATTAAATACTGTCCTTGTTTAACAAATGCTTTTTTAGTTATAAAATCTATGTATACTCTGCCTTCTTTGTAATCAGATTGTTCTGGATTGTAGTCTCTAATAACTAATCTTTTTTCTGCATCAGTTTGTCCTCTACCTACATCACTGTCATCAATAAAATATTGTTCAGGATCGTGTGGCACTTCAAATTTTTGTGATTCAATATCACTAAAGAATTGATCTAAAATTACAGCATCTGGTCTGCCTATTTCATATATTTTAACAAGGTCATCAACTCTATTTATAGTTAATTTTTCTGCATCTAATGTTTCTTTTCTTGCAATTTCTTCTGGACTAGCATCTTTTCTATACGTTGGAACTAATACTTGTAATGCTTCTTGCACAGTTTCAAATCTACCAGCTTTAACCATTTGTTCTGCTCTGTTTATTAATGCGTCTTTATCTTCGTCACTTAAATTTTTATAAGTTTGCATTATAAGATCTCTTCTATCTTCATACTTACCTAACTCACTTTTTTGTTGATTACCATAATCAGCAAGATTTTGTGCAGCTAATGTTTTTAGTGGATTTATTCCTGCTTGACCTATTGTTTGAAATATAGGTTGTCCACCTGGTTGAGCTAAAATATTAGCACCTAGTCCCATAAAAAAATCAGATCCTTTGTAAGGATAAGGTTTAATTTCTGGTCTTTCTCCTATAGCTTTTTGTAAAAATGAAGTTTCTGTATCAAGTTTTTTTACTCTTTGATCTGCAGCATTATCAGTTCCTTGATAACCCTGTCTGTCAACACCAGTCATGATGCCACCGCCGGCTCTACCACCACGTCTAAACATCGGTCTATTTAAAGTTCTATTATACATATTATGTTAAAGCTTTGTAAGCCCCTAACCCTAATGAAGCTATACCTAACGCCTGCTGCAACGGCGATTGATTAGGTGTAACTTGTGAAGTGTATTGACCCATAGCACCACCCATAACGTTACCCATACCAGCACCCATGTAACCAAGTCTTTCGTATGGTTCGTAAGCTGCAAGTCTGTTAGCTTCTCTTTGTTGATCAAGAATAGATTGTTGATATAATTGTTGGTCGCGCCCAGCTTGACCCAACGTTGAAATATCTCCACCTTGTAAACCTGGAACTAGTTGAGCCATTCTTTGTTGATCGGCTCCTAATTGTTGTGCTCCTGTAAATAATTGTCCTTGTTGATTGAATGCTTGATTAGCTTGAGTTTGCGCTTGACCAAAACCTTCTTGTAACATTCTTGCTTGTAACATAGCTCTATTCATATCTGATTGATTTTTATATTGTGCTCTCATTACACCTTCTCTACCACCACCTAAATTACCAGACTTTGCTGCACCTAAACCAATATTAGTTATACCAGCTTGAGCTTGCTTGTCGTATTCTGATAGTGTTGCATCAATTACATCTTGTTGATACGGAGACATAAATTGTTGGTAAGCTTGTGGGCCTGACATAGCGCCTTGCGCTTGTAAATAATCTTGTGAACCCATCATGTTTGTAGGCGTACCTGCAAACGTTCCTGTTCCTGTTTGAAACTGTCCTGCTTGTTGTAAGTATGGTGCATATGCTCCTATACCTTGACCTTGTGTTGTAGCTCGTGTGTATGCATCTTTAGTTGCCTGGTCTTGACCAGCAACCATAGGTTGGAATTTTGTTGTATCTAATGCTTGAGAAGTTAAACCTGTTAATTGAGTTGCATAATCTCTACCTAGATCTTCTACAAACTGTGGGGGTAAACTACGTGTTTCTGTTATTGCCATTAAATTACTTCTCCTATTCTCTCTGATACACTAAACATGTTCTGAGCGCCAGTGTTTCCTTGTGATTCCTCAGACACTGTACCACCATTTTCTAAATTTTTCATCATATTTTCCATAACTTCTGCACCTCTATCTATGTCTCCACCGCCAGCGTTTCTGACAGCGTCGGCCGTAAATACAAATTCATTTACGCTTAGTCTTGCAGGTACATCATCTGCTTTTTCTTCTCTACCTATTGGTACAAATCCACCTTCAGCTCTATAATCTTTTTCCATACCACCAAGGTCCATGAGCCCACCTTCTTCCATAGGCATTCGTGATTGAGGCATCATCATTCGTGGATCACCCATAGTCATACCACCACCCATGTAACCTATTCTGCCACCTGCTTGTACCATTTCTCTATCAGGTAAAACGGGTCCTGTAGGTTTAGGTTGAAAAGGATTAATAGGTTTTGTAGGGTCTGATGGTAATGGTTTTGCTATAGTTTTTTCTGATTCTTCAATCATTTTTTTAAATTCTTCAAAATCAAGAGGTTTATTACCTGTATTAATCATTTCTTGAATATATCTTTTGTATTTGTCCATTATAGAAGAGCTACCATAAGTATCCATTTGCTCCATAAATATTTCTATTTGAATTATTTCATCTTCAGTTAAATCTGATAAAGGCTTACCATATTCTTCCATGGCAATGTTTTCCATCATCTCGTTTCTTGAATCTTCTAGTGATGGGTTTGAAGCCATCATCATATTTTCCATATCACCAAGGTCCATGATCCCACCACCTTCTTCAAATCCTATTCTACCACCATTGGCAACATAGGTGCTATAATTTGGATAAGGTTCAGTAGTAAATAACATGTTGTTATAAGCTTTATTTAATGCATCTAGTTTATCTGGATCTCCAGCTGCTTCTAGTTTAGCAAGTTCTATGTTTTCTCTCATCTCAGCTGGAGTTGCTTCTTCTTTTGTTAATGGATCAATTAACCCGGTATTTTTTCTGGTTGCTATAAGACTAGGGTCTTGTTTAACATCGTTAAGACCTGGAAGAAAAGGTAACGCTCCTGATAAACTTAACATTTTCATAAAACTAAAATTGTCTTTGGTAAAATCACCTGTAGAATCTTTTAACAATAATTTTTTACCTATATCAGTTATACCACCACCTATGTTACCAAATTTAAAACCAGCAGCATCCGGTCTTAAACCAAACATTTTTCCACCGCCTAAATAGTAAGCTCCCAAACCAGCGATTGCCATCTTACCTACATCACTTTTTAAAACTTTTCCTGCTGCTTTGGCTACTCCTTTAAAAGCTTTACCTATAGATTTACCTATACCACCTAAAAAATATCCTTGTCTTGGTACAGCATTCATAATGCCTCCCATGTTTCTTGGTACTCTGCCACCTTGATTAAAGTATCTACCAAGTTTTACATCTAATGCTTTTCCTTTATTAGGGTCACCAAGTCTGTAAGGAATTGTGTCATCAACAACAGGTAATATTTGTTCGTTTACGGAATAGGGAAGTGTTGAAACATCTCCACGATTAATATTGTTAACAAGTTTAGGTCCGAATTGTTTCATATACTCACCATCGTAATTAATAATATCTAATGCATTACTACCAGATAAATCTTTTCCCATTGCTGCTAAATATTCTTCTTCAGTTTCATAATCTTCATCTGAATAAAGACCTAATCTATCCATCATTGCTTTTCTTGCTTTTGGATCTAATCGATTTATGTAGTCCATTCTTTTTTTAGAATCACCAGGTACCACGTTTCTTAAAATTTTAAAAAAAGAACTACCGGGTATAAAAGCAGGAAGTTCTTTTGGTTTGAACGTACCTATCTTATATGCATTTGCAGCATCTCTCATTTGTCTACCTGTTAATGGATTTGATTCTACAAATTGTTCATTATTATCTCTAGCACCTGTTCTAGTATTAGGATCTCCTAAACCAGCTTTTACACTTTGCCTATCATATGATTCTGAAAAATCTTTTTTAGAAGCATCAAAACCTCCACCTTTAAAACCTTTTCTTTTAATTGCTGTTATACCAGCCATGATTACATCCCTCTGTTGTAGAGACCCATCAAACCGCCGTTGGCTGCCATTGCAACTTTTTCTCTCATGTCAACATCAGCTATTCCGCCACCAGGCATTTGTTCCTGCATGTTAACATTCTCGCTCATACTCATTTCTGGAGCTTGAGATTGGATTCCTGATTGATCTTGTTGCAACTGTTGTAAAATTTGTTTCCAGATACCACTTTGAAAAAATGCTTCGAAGCTAGCAAATTGAACTTTTTGTTCAGGTTCCATTTGTGACCATATTTCTGCCGCAATTTCCATGCCTTGTTGATCTTGACCACCACCCATTCTAATATCACCTTGACTGTATTTAATGTCAGGTGCTCCAGCTTGTATTGATTCGTTCATTGAAATTTTTTCTTCCATAGTATCTCCTTTTACTTTGTTTTTGAGAACAAATCAAGAGGAGGCATAATAACTTTTACGTCTTGCGCCATCTCTTCTGCTTTGTACCCTTTAATTTCCCAGTCTTTTCTTTCCTTAAAAACCTCTCCAGTCTCTTTGTGTCTGTAAGTTTCTTCTACTTTTGCGTTATATACTTTCATTATGTTGTTACTTCTTTCTTAATGTTTAGATAGCTAATAGCTACATCAAACGAATCTGTTGTGCTTGATTGTACTGTAAAGGCTTTTCCACCTTCTACTATTAGCGGTTGAGTTAATAATTCTTTAGTTGTGTTTGCTGTTAATTGTACAGATTTAATAGCTGTAATACTATTATTAGTCACCGTTACAGTAGGTGTCCCTGCTGATGTAACTAATATTGATTTAATAACAATAGTTTCATTAACCGCAGGAATACTAGCACCTAATGGTGTAAGTGCACTACCTGTTGTGCTATTATCTATACCTACAAACTTATATTGATTTACTACTGCCATTAATCTAAAAAGAAACTTCTAGCTTCTATCTCCTGTTTTAACTCTTCTTGAAATGTTGTATTTAATTTTTCTAACACCGCATCTAAATCTCTAACTAAAGACTGTGCTACATCTTCCTCATACTCTGAGCTTGCTCTAGTTAACGATTGTACTATTTTAGCCATTATCGTCTTCCTCCAGCATGTATATCTAATCTAAAAGTACCTAGTTTCCAACTAGTATCCACTGCTGTGTTGGATATTTTAAGAGCTATAGCTCTTGCTCTAGCACGAGTATCTACTTTTGTTGTATTGGTAGCTACTGTAAAAGGTCCAAGTGATGAGCTTATTGCTGTGTCATTTGGATAATCTCTTAAATCTAATTGTATAATAGCGTTTCCTTGTTGAGATATAAAATCAGGAATAATTCTACTAACTCTCATAATATTTTCACCATCACCTCTAAGATCAGCCATATTTGTAGCTGCTCCTCTTACAACTTTTTGTGTAATGTCATAGTCACCTGATGTAATGTTAGCTGGAATAGCTGTTGTTACTCCAAGTCTTACTTGGTTAACACCTGTTTCATGTTCATAGTAATATGAAATTCCCTCTGTGTTACCTGTTACATCAAAAGATGTATCTGTATCTGCATCATACTGAGTTGCATGAGGCAAACCAAACACAGCTGAGTCTTGCCAAGTAGTTCTAATAAATAAACTATTTGCATTTACAAACCATATAGGTCTTTTAGCAGTAGAGTCTAAATAACTATATGTAACCGATTGAGTGTTTACGTTAGAGTTAGCTTCTGGATAAAACCAGGTAATTTCACCAAACAAATTATTAATTCCTGCATAGACCATTTGATTAGATGTTGTATTTAAATTGTCATAAACATAATCTTCAACTAAACAATCCATAGATTCTAGTTTACCTGTGTATCTAAAGAAACCGTTATCAGACATCCAGTACGCAGCACCATCAACTTCGACAGCTGCATTCTTACCAATCAATCCACAGTTAGTACCTACCTGTTCAAAAGCAAATGTAAAAGGAGTTCCAACAAAACGCATAGTAAATAAAGATGTATCAGTCCAAATGTATATTGCATTTCTACCAAGTTTAGCGCCAATGATCCGTGATCCGGCGGCCAGTCTTTGTGTACCAGCACTATTTTCTGCTGTTGGTGTATAATCATTTATATTTTCTTGAGACGAAAATCTTAAAAACATTTCATCTTGCGTTGATTTATCACCAATAGTTGTTTCTGTTCCAAAAAATACTAAGTGACGATCAGGTGTTGACACCAGCATGTCACGTGACGCTGTTGGTGCACCTGTTATAATAGTTGCTCTTGTTGTTACGGCATCTGTTAAATTTGAATCCCATTCAAAACACTCACCATTAAAAATTAAAGCTACAAGTGTGTCACCTAAATTATCTAAAGACCACAAACCAGGTTCAGCTACTTTATCCGTGGTCGATGCTGCTTGGCCCCAAGCCGAGTAAGCACTAAAGTTAGTAACTGTTGCACCATTGCTGTGAGAAGCATTAGTTGTTCCTCTAACATTTCTAGTAATTCCTGTAAAACTAGTAGCAGTGGTTCCTGTGTAAGATATTTCTTCATTATCTACTTGTATAAAATTTGTTCCTGTGCTTGGAAATCCAGTTGTGCTGGCTACATTAATTGTGGTTCCTGTTCCTCCCGTTCCAGCAGAGTCAGCATTTAATGCTCCGTTTAAAGTTGTTGTTTGTGGGTTTGTAACTGTACCACCCCACTGTGATATACCGTAACCAAAGACTCCAACTTGTTCAGCTGGACCAACATGATAATATCTAAAAAAAGTTATACCACCAGAAGTGCTTGCTCCTGCTCCTCCTTCGTTACTAGGCATTGTAATAGTAATTGTAGTTCCTGAAGGCACACTTGTTACCATAAATTTTTTATCTGCAAAATCAGCAGCTACAAAATTAGAACCTGAAATAGTAGTAAATGTAGACGCGTCACCAAACAAAATTATATCTCCAACTTCAAAACCATGAGATGTAGAAAAAGTTATAGTTACAGCAGGTTGGCCATTAGTCGTGCTAAAAGCATTGGTAATTGCTGTACCGGATGGATTAACTAAAGGATGTATATCATAGTACACACCTCCTGAATAAACATATAAAATCCTGTTAGTTCCTAATACAGAATATTTAATACCTGTTTTATTAACCATATGATGCAAAGCTCTAGTTGCACCAGTTAATTTACTATCTCCTAATTGTGACCACCCACCTATTTTTTCAGGCGTACCGTATCTAAAACGCACATTTTCACCACCTGTCCACTGTGACTCAGCACCTGTTGGTGTAACTTGTTTATTAAATCCGGGTAAAAATCCTAATTTTTGTAACATATAAAACCTTTGAAATATCTGGTTTATCTTATATATTAAATAAATATAGAATGAAAGACAAAAACATAAACTACCGCTATTTTCATTGGGGTCCTTTTCTTTTTAAAACTTTATTAGAACAAAAAGAACTAGATTCTATAAAAAAATTGTGCAGTAAAAAATCAAAAAGCTACAATAAAAATTTAGCAGGTTTAATAAAACATGAACATATGTTAGATGTTAAAAAAATATTTCCTATATTACTTCCCTATATTAAATCTTATTCAAAAGCTTTTTCAAATTATTCTGGTAAAAACTTAGGACAAAATATAGAATTAAAATCTTGTTGGGTTAATTATATGACCAAGTTTGAATCAAATCCATTACATTCACATGATGACGATCTATCTTTTGTAATTTACACTAAGATTCCAAAACAATTAAAAATAGAATATAACAAATGTAAAGCAAACACAAAACCTGGCGCAATAAATTTTATAATAAGTTTGGATGAAGGATGGATTAATCAACACACTTTTGTACCAGAAGTCGGAGATTTTTTTATTTTTCCTGCAGACTTAAAACATTACGTAAATCATTTTAAAAGTAACGGAGAAAGAATTTCTATTTCAGGAAATTTAAAAATTACATAATGACATTAAATCTACAAATAAAAGATAATTTTTTTACAAAGAAAGAATACGAAATTTTATATAATAATTTAGATAAAATTTATTTCTTACCTAATGTAAATAAAACTGGAAACTATGCTGCCTCTCATCCTTTTGAACCAGATGAACAAAATAAATGGTTATTTGATAAGATTAAAAAACAATTTTTTCCAAATGAAGATTTAGAAATAGTGATCTGTAGGTTTGATGTTAGACATAACAAAGGAAAAGTATTTTCACATTTAGATAATAAAAATACTAATTATAATTGTTTGATTTATTTAAAGGGAGAAGAAGTAACTTATAATGGAACAGGGTTTTATTATGAAAACAATTTAAATACTTACATAGGGTTTGTTAAAAATAGAGCTTTATTTTTTGATGGCGCTAATATAGTACATAGTGATTTACAAGCTTTAGGACCCAGTTCTGCAAGATATACATTAAATATCTTTTATAAGGATAAAACTTAAAATGAATTTAAATACTAAAATTTCAGATTTATTATTGCGAGAAAATTCTTTAGTATTAAAAAAAGATTGTAAATTTTTAATTTCTATTTTTGAAAAATATAAAAATTTAGCTGCTGCAGAATTTAGTTATAAAAATAAATCTAAAAAAGAAGAAAAAGATAACTATAAATGTTTACCTCTTTCTAATCTATATAACCATAATGAAGAAATAAAAAAAGCAGCAGACGTTGCTTTTAAATATATTGAAATAATGATTAACAAGTACATGCAACACATACAAAAAAATATTTGTAAAACATTTGATAGCACGTGTATATCAACTACAAATACTATAAGATTATTAAAGTATGAAAAAGATCAATACATCAAAGATCATACAGACGTAAGTTCTTCTACTAGAGCGTCTTGTACTTTAAACTTAAACTCTAATTACCAAGGAGGAGAATTTAGATTTTTTGATGGTAAAATAAAACATTCATTTAATACAGGTGATGCTATAATATTTCCAGCAGAACCAATATGGATTCATGGGACAGAACCTATTACTAAAGGTAGTAGGTATGCAATTAATTGTTTTTTAAACTCTAAAACTTAATATAAAAATGGATATTTTTGCTACTAGAATTTACACAAATAAATTAAAAGAAGATGAAAAATCTATTATTGAATATATTACTAAATTAAAAAAAAATAATAAAGGTAATAAGTTTAGCAATATTGGTTGGCAGTCTGAAAATTTAGATACAAAAAATAAAATAATATCACCTCTTGTAAAATCAATTGAACAATTAGCTTTTGAGTATGCTAACTCTTTAAACATTAAAAATAAATTAAAAGTTGGAAATATATGGGCCAACATTAATGGCTATAAAGATTACAATAGAAGTCATATTCATGGTGGTGTTTTTTCAGGTGTCTATTATCTTAAAGTTCCAAAAAATTCTGGTAACATAGTGTTTGAAAATCCTGCAGATAAATTAATCTCATCTTTTTGGTTACTTCAGTCACCTTGTATTGTAGTAAATAATATTTTTACATCTACTACATGGTCCTTTAAAGGAGAGCCTGGTTTAATTTTAATTTTTCCAAGCTTTTTAAGTCACTATGTTGAATGTAATTTAAATAAAACAAAAAATAGAGTATCAATGTCTTTTAATTTAATTTTATAAAAATGGAAAAAACAGTTAGCATAAACAACTTCATAGCAACATACGACAATTACATAACGAAAGAAGAATGTAATAAAGCTATAAAATTATATGAAGAAGAAAATAAATTTAATAAAACATTAAGTAGATTAAATAGTGAGCAAGCAAAAGTAACGGAAAAACAAGATCAACAATATTTTGCAGCAGGTAATAATTTAGAAGTATGGTGGGAATCTTTAAAATCTATGATGGTTAATTATGACTTAGCTTTTCAACATTATGTTAAATCTACTGGCGCTTCAGAAGCTTATAATCAAGGATTTAATTTTACAAATTTAAAAATACAAAAAACATTACCTACAGAAGGTTATCATGTTTGGCATATAGAACATGGAAAAGGTTTTGAAAACGAAGCACGTGCTTTTGTTTTTTCTATTTATTTAAATGATGTAGAAGAAGGTGGAGAAACAGAATTTTTAAATCAATCTGTTAGAGTACAACCGAAAGCTGGTAGAATTGTTATTTGGCCAGCAGCCTTTCCTTACGTGCATAGAGGTAATCCTCCATTATCTGGAGAAAAATATATTTTGACTTCTTGGATGATGTTAAGATGATGTGTAAGAAGTAGGTCTTGAACCTTTTCTTGATATCTGATCAGATTCACTTTCAGTAGAAGCAATTGTTCCATCTTCATTATATGTATAAATTACGTCACTATCCCATTCAGACTGAAGTACAGATAAATGATGAGCATCCCATTTAGTAATAAATTGACTAATGTCTCCTAAATTTGCATCTTCGTATGATGTGTGAGGTGTTGTATCTCTATATTCTACTTCGTCAGAAGTAACTGAAGTTCCATGTTGAATAGCCCATATATTAGAAAATTTAGATTCAGACCAAAAAGAACTATCATCGATAACGTATCCAGTTCCTGCTTCAGCTCCATTATTTTTGATGACTTTTTTATCATCGAATATTACTGTCCAGTTTGAATTTGTTGCCATATTTTCTCCTAAGTTTTAATTATATAAATAAGTGTTAAATAAGGTTGCAAAACTGACGGGTTAGATGCTGTACCTGAAAAAGTTGCACTCATATTGTGAGAGTGTCCTGTTCCTGATCCTGCATTACCTGTGTTTGTGCTACCTGTTAAAATACCGGGTTGTACAGCCAAAGGCTGTGTTTGAGTTGTACCTGAAGGAGCACCTGAGTGAGCGTGTGATGCAAGTTGTGCTGTAGATAAAGAAGCATTAGCTGTTGAACCACCAACGTTTCCAGAAGGTGTAACTGATACTGTATCTGCTCCACCAGTCGATGCTAAAGCTTTATTGTTTGATTTTGAAACAGCTACTTTATTTTGTAAATCTGGTACATTAAAAGTAGATGACCCATCACCTCCACCATAAGTAGAAGCTATAACTGCAAATAATGCAGAATAAGTTGATCTTGAAACGGCTGCTCCGTTACATTCTAAAAAACCTGTTGGCACTGATGAAGCAGTCCACGGCACGATAGTAGCCGTAGGAATACCTTCAATACCTGTAAGGTTTGATCCATTAAAATCGTATTTTGTTGCTTCATAATTTGACATATTATTTCTCCGTGTAAGTCCATCCTACGTCTGAACCAGAATAAACCAATCCAAATGCTGCACCCTCAGTATTGACTACTAAGTCTGATGATGCGTTAGTTATTTTAGAACTATTTCTTCCAACAGTCAATGCGTTAGAATCAAAAGTGTATCTTGAGTCTACAAAATTTACCGTATCACCAACAGTTGGTGATGCTGGAAGAGTAGCTGTTACTGCCCCACCATTTGTATCTATAAAAAGTTGAGCACCTGCTTGAATTGTTTCTGATGCTGTTATAGTTCTCCAAAACCTAGTTTCGTGATCTTTAATCATGTTAGTTCCATCTGAGTGACAGATATAATTATTACCTTCACATAACAAGAAACCTGAAGCACTTGTAACTTTAAAAGTTAAAGTATATCCTGCGTGATTAGTTCCATCTATTACATTAAATATTTTTTCTATACTTGCTGGAAAATTTACTGTTCTGTTTGCCGCAAGAGTTCCAGTAAACTTTAAAGTCATGTTTCTTGCGTTTGAAATTGTAGCATCAGACATTGCAAGAGTAACATCTCCAGATGCTACATCTATTGCTTGAAAACCTGCAACAGATTGTTGAACAAGGTTTAAATTATTATTTGTTTTTGTGCCCCATGTACCAGCGTTTTCACCGGTTGCCATTAGCTCTAGTTTTAAATCTGAGGAATAACTTGATGCCATAAATTTTGTCTCCTAATTATTGTGTATTTATATTGTGTATTTATCTTTAAGTCAAACATAATTATACAGGGTTTCTTCTTGTATATCCTGTGCTTGTTTTTGGTGTTCTAGGTGTATATCCTGTGCTAGTCTTAGGTGTTAATTTTTCATAAGTACCTGGGAAAGCTATTCCTGTACCATTAACACTAGCTTCAAGTTCTAGGCCAGTTAATCCTATAGACATTTCTGTAGGAGAAATAGTTCCTGTACTTGCAGTTGATAACACTCCTGTTAGTGGAACTCCTATTGCAGGAATAATAGATCCAACACTTGATGTTGATGACACCCCTGTTAGTGTAAATATTTGAGTTTCAGTGATAGTGATATCTCCAACACTGGAAGTTGATAACACTCCTGTTAGTCCCATAACATCAGCTGGAGAAATACTTCCAACACTTGATGTTGATGATACTCCGGTTAATCCTATGACATCAGCTGGAGAAATACTTCCCACAGTAGATGTTGCACTAACACCTGTTATAACAGGCGTAGAATCTATAACAAAACTTAAAGAACCAACATTAGTTGTTGCGCTAACTCCTGTTGGAGATATTACCGATGTTAAATCTAAAGTTAATGCACCAACACTAGATGTTGCACTTAATCCAGCAGGTTGTTCTAATTTATTAAATGAATCTCCGTAAGGTTCTTCACCCCAACCATTTCTACCCCAACCAACTAAAGTACCTGCGTTATCAAAACTTCCAAGTTCTGTTTGTGATTGTAATCCTGTTGGACTTACAATGGATGTTAAATCTAATGTAAGTGAACCAAGTGCCGTAGCTGCTTGAACTCCTGTTAACTCTGCAGTGATAATTTGAGTAGCTACAACACTTCCAACACTAGAAGTTGCACTTAAACCAGTCGGTTGTACGGCATATTCTACACCCCAACCAGAGTTGCCCCATTCTTGTCTACCCCAACCTTCTTCATTAAAAGATTCTACTGAACCAACTGTGCTTGTAGCACTAACGCCGGTTAAAGAAACTGTAAGAGTATTAGATGCCCAGGAATTTTCATTCCAGGCTACTGAAGGACTATCACCACCCCAGATAGATGCCATAAGGAGTCCCTCCTTATGCTATCCGAAGAATTGCGTTAGATGCGTCTGCTGTTGGAAATTGAATTGTAAAAGTTCCACTTGATACAGTTTTGTCTCCACCAAATGCGATTGCACAAACTGCTTTGTCAGAGTTTGTATCGTTATAAATCAAACATCCGTTTGCTGTAAATGAAGCAGAAGTAAAAGATACATCTGCAAAATCACAACACGCAGTATCAGTTGATAAAGCGGGAGTTACACTTGTAAGTGTGGCACCACCTGCAGAATAAGCTGAACCTGATGTGTTAGATATTTCGTTTGACGTGCTGTAAGCTGTTGTTGATTTATTTAGTGTAGCTGAACTTGTGTATAAAGCTATTTTAAAAGTATTTCCAGACGATGCTGTAAAATTATGTATAGCCTGTAAAACTTCTGCTTTAAAACTGTTACATACTGCTGATGTTATTGCCATAATATTTTTCTCCTAATTACTGAGGCGCTGACTCGATTGGAATTCTTATTGTACCATCCGTGTAATCGTCTCGTCTTCTTCTTCCAAGTTGCATTGCTGCAAACTTTTGTAGTTCAGTTTTATATCTATTTTCATACAGTGTCAACATATCAGTTGGACCTTTTAAAAACATAAATGCTTCTACTAAACATGCATATAATAGCCCTTGTGGAAAGTAATTGCTTATATATGTTCCACTTGTATTAGTCTCTAAACCAGTCGGCACGGCGTTATAATGAATAATATATTTGTAATTTTGATCTGGTGTAGGAGCAATAAATAGAGCACCTGATGTAGCTGTGTTAGCACCCGTTGTAGCTCCACCAAACATAGAATAGTATTTAGGTAAACCTTTTACATTCTGTCCAGTAGCTCCTCCAGAAGGGCCTGTAGCCTCTCCTACATACTCAGTAATAAAAGTTTGGTCTCTTCTTTCTAACCAAAACCCTTGATCTGTTACTGCTGTTGTAGAATTAAAAACTTGAACTCCTCTAATAAATAAAGCTTTTGTAGGAACTGTAATACTATTAAAATTTTGTGCAAACTGTGCTTCATCTTGAAGCCTGTCTGAATCCATAGGACAATCTAAATTAATTCTATGTTCTGCATTTTCTAAAAATCTATTTATAACTGCAGCAGTAAACACAGTAGATCCAACCTCTGTATAGTTTCTAATATCTGTTGTTAAATTTGCGTAAGTATATCCAGCCATAATTAAGCTCTATCATTTACGGGTCCAATTGTACACTGAAAACCGCCTCCTGTTGCTGTGCTTCCAGCATTAGATACTAAAGGCACTGTTATAGAATTAAATTGTTGTTCTGTTGCTTGTGTTCCGTTTGGTAATGTAGGACCAACCTCTACAGTAGTTGCAATTGCTGTTGCTAGATATGATCCAAAAACTTTTGCTCCGTTTGCATGAGTTGTTGCTGTAGTATTAGGTGGAGTTATTCCTCTAAATGGAGAAGCTGTGCCTCTTGTTAATCCAGATAAAACTCCTGTGCCTGTATTGTTACCTGTATATTGAATTGTTTCATTTATGTATTTTCCAAAAGTTGCACTAGTTGAATCTTGATCTACTTTTTCTATTACAATAAAACCAGCGTTTGGAAATGCCGCAGAACTAGTTAAAGTTAAAGTGTTGACTGTATCATTAATTGCACCATTTAATGTTGTTTCTAATTCTAAAGTTGCAATTGCAACACCTCCTACTATTTCTTTAACAGATTGAAATCTAACATAAGATGTTCCTTCGTTAATTTGATTAGAAGGATAAGACACACTTAAAGTTGGAGATCCACCTGTTGTAGTAAATGGATTGTTACGTAAAATATCTTGTACCGGAAATTCTGTTCTTGCTGGTCTTGCATGCATTAAACCTTGTGGATCAGCTCCTACAGGATGTGGTTCTAATTGTGGTTGTTTAGCTTCAAATTCAGAGTTGTGTACCCATGCACCATTCCATTCTTTTACCATTTCTCTATATGGAAAAGCGGCACCTGATCTATCAGAGATTGCTAATGCTCTACTACCTTTTGCGAATCTAGCCATTATACATTTGGATAGTATGTTTTCGGAGTAATAAATGTGCTAGCTGGAGAACCATCTTCTGATAATGCTCTTGCTAACTCATCCTCGTACAACAACTTCATCTCCTGTGTTCGTTGTGGTGAAAACTTCATAGATAAATAATATGATAATCCTGAAATCATACATGGTACAAATCTAAAAGGTGTATCACTTGCGTTAGTATAAGCTCCTGCATCATCAATTCTTTTTACATAATAAACGTTTAAAAAATTTGATGCAGCAGTTGAATTAGGTAAAGGATAAATAGTTAGTGTAACTTTATCTATAAATCTTTGTACCCAAAATTGTGAAGGTGTTCCATTAGATGCTTTGTTTGCTGTTGCAGCATATGCATCTCTTGCAACTTTAGTTAAACCTGTGTCTGATTGATTTGTTGTATTATAATTTTGTCTATAAGATACATTTAAAATATCTGATATGCCAAAAACATTCGCTGTTGGAACAGTTGTTGCTTGTGGTGAAGCAGCGGCAGCCGCTGCGCTATCTACAGAATTTCTATAAAAAGTATAAATACCAGCACCTTCGTCAGTTGCATCTACATTTGTAGTTGCACCTGCTACTAAGTTAATATTAGTATTTCCTACTTCCCAAAAATGTATTCCTCTATTACCCCATTCTTGAAAAAGAATATTTAAAGATCTTCTAGCAGTTTTAATTTGATGACCTGCAGTGCCTACTAAACCTAGACGTTCGTATGCATCTGCAATAATTTCATCAATTGAAAAGTCTTGATCAAAACTATAAGACTGTGAAGTAGTGTTAGCCATTGCTACCTACCCGTCAAAATATACGGTTAATCCTGTTGAGGCACCATCCATAATGTCTGTGTTAGTTCCTAGAAACGCTCCAGCTGGACATAAAATTCCATTGTGAGGAACATGTGGTTGATAACTTCCTGCCGCTGCTATAGTTTGCATTTCAACTGTTCCAGCTGTAGATGCACTAGATATTTCTAAATTTCCCGCTGCTGCAACTCCTGTAAAACCTCTTACTCTAGTTCTACCTGTAAAGACAGGTGCTGAAAAAACAGC